GATATATCTTTCTGCACAAGCCTCAAGAGATAAAGGTTGTTTAATACCTCTTTGTATTATGTATTCAGCTAACATGGTATCAAATACTGCACCATCATACTTGTATCCACACTCCCATAACCACATCAAGTCATAGGCTATGTTATGTCCTATCAATATTGTTGCTCTGTCTAAAACTTCCTGTAAATATATTCCATCAGGTACATCCATATTAAACAAATGTTGTTGTCCATTATCTTCTAGACAACCTACCATTATTAATTTATTTGTAGGTTCAAATGGGTCAAGATGTAACTTACCATCTCTTTTTGTTGTTGTGTTTTCTACATCAAGAGTTAGCTTCATAGATACCTCGCAGTCAAATAATCTAATTCACAATGCTGAACACCATGCCATCCTGATAACTTATTCTTAACAACATTTAAATGTCTAGCAGGACTTTCTTCCTCTCCACCATCAGGATTCTTAACTGTATCTTTTGCTATTAGAATCATTAAATCTGCCTCTGCTGCCTTACCTGTTCTACTACCTTCCATCATAGCCTGATTAAGATAAACTTTACCCTCTGCCTCTGCAGATAATTGCGACATATAAAACATGGCACACTCATGCATCTTTGCAATCTGTCTTGCATGAATTGCATTTGCCTTTAGTGCCTCATCAGGTCTAGCAAAACCACCTGCCTTTGCAAACTTATCTCCCATATCTAATATTACTACATCAGGTTTATAAGATTTGCAAACACTTTCTACCCAATTCATATCTCTTCCTGAGGCATCCTTAATAAATATGTTCTTTTTTACTGCCTCATACTTATCTCTTGCCTTATCAGGATTTTCTTTTATCTCATGCATTGTCATGCCTGTAGCTGATGTTAAGTATCTTGCACCAACTCTATGTGCTGATTCCTCATTACATAACACAACACATCTAGCACCTTGATGTGCAAACCCACCTTGTCCTGCAACAAGTGAGGCATGGAATGATGTCTTGCCTGTATTTGGTCTAGCACCTATCTCAATCAAGTGTCCTGCACTCACTCCCTCTACCTTCCTAGTCAATGCAGGAATATTAAATATCCACTTTGCCTCTAAACTATTCTTAGCTATTAAAGTTTCTAAACTCATGTCATCCCATTCAATATTTAAATTAGGTGTAAAATCATCTCCATATAATTCCAAAATATTACGAATGGGTTCAAGTGAGGATTGAGTACCATTAACATAGTCAAAGCCAATATTAGCAATGTCCTCACCAACCACCTGCTGAAATAACTTAGATAATACTTCCTGTGCGACATCTTCTCCAAGTGGATTCTCCTTTTTTATTTGTGTAAACAAACTCAAGTAGGCTTGTTTTTGTGCAGTAGTCATTGATGGATTACCTGATATAAACAAGGCTTCAATCTCATCAGGTGTTACTGTTCTTTCATATGTGGACATAGCCTTGTCGATAGCCTGTTTAATTTTTCTTACATCTTTACTAAACAATCTATCAGGACATTTTGCTCCTCTATGTTCATCATAGAATTTTTTGTCCATTAAACTTCTAATTAACGATAGTTCCATGTTGTTTCTCCTTAGGGGTTAGGTTGTATAAATTATTTAAATCTTCTTCGTTTCTATATTTTAAGTCATCCTTTAATTTTAAAACTCTTACATCACTCACATGACCTCTTAACTCTTTTGCAAAGGCTAGTGTCTTGGGCATTGCATCAGGGTCTAGTGCTATTATCACAGTTGAGAATTGCGATAGGTACTTTCTATGTGATTCACTTAATGATGTTCCCAACACAGCTACCCCTACAAAAACATCACCACCTACAACAGAGGCACTTATGCAATCCTCAACCACGACTCCCACATTACCACAACCAAAAGAAAAAGGCAAGTTATTTTTTCCATACCTTTTCCATTTAGGTAATCGAAAAGTTGTAGAACGACCAATGGCATCTACGATAATCCCATTATCCTTGATAGGAAAAACAATCCTTTTATCCTTGATGTCATAGTAGAGTGGTATTTTTTTATAATCAATTCCATATTCACTTGTAAATTTTATAATCTCAGGTCTATCTGCATGATGAACTATGTACTCAGGCATAGTAAATGTATCATCTAGTTGTTTAACTAATTGTAATGATGTCTTTATGTCATCAACAGATAAGTGTATTCTTTTTGAACCTGACAATCTACAAGATGCCTTGTAACAATTCCATAAAAGATTGCCCATATTATTTGTAACACTAAAAGTTTTATACCCATTACATTGTGGACAGTTATATCTTTTACTTTCTCCTACATTTAAGTGTAAATCATTTATATATGTATATACATTCATATGTGTATCACTTAATATGTATCATTTAATTATTAGTATCGTAATTTTTTCTAGTTGTCAAGGCTCTTTTTGCACTTTCATAAGTATTTTTCATGTAAGGCTTAACAGATTGTGGATTTGCATGACCTGTAACTGACATAATCTGACCCATTGAAACACCTGCCTCTACCATCTCAGTAGTACCTGTCCTTCTTAAATCAGCTATTCTAAGCTCATTAGGTAACCCACAGAGCTTGATAACCCTTCTTGCTACTATGGATAGCCTATGAAGTGAATAAGGCTTGTATGAGCCTCTTAGGGTGCTTGGATAGGGTGCGACATATTCTTGGAAGTCATAGTCTTGTTTCTGCTCCTTTAACATTTCAAGTAAATTTTCGCTGATAGGCAGGGTAACACTTGCACCTCTCTTAGATTGTTCAAGATTGAGTATGCCCTTGTCAAAATCTATGTTCTCAAACTTTAACATCCTCATATCTCCAACTCTCTGACACCATTCATATGACATTTGTATAATTAAACCTAAACTTCTATACTTAAAATCATTGTAACAGTAATCTAACATCTGTGTTATCTGTTCTCTTGTCCATACAACCTTTCTAGGCTTGGTAACTTTACACTTAAATGTAGAGAATGGATTGTATTCTGCATATCCCATCTCCATAGCAAAGGAATAAACTTTCCTAGATGTTGCAACCATGTGGTTTGCCATATAAATGCCACGTTTTAGCCACTTTTCATATGACTGCCTAGCCATAGCACCTGATAACTTATTTACTTTAGTTGTACAAATAAAATTTTTGTTGAGTTGAGTGCCTAACATTGACTCTAAACAATTCGTATAATCTACTTGAGTTTTATAGGCTAACATATTGAAATCACTAGATTTATAGTATTCGTTAACCAAATCTTTTATTGTCATCTTGCTCATTTTTTAACTCTCTTTCAATTTTGTTTTGTTCAACAAATCTGTTTAAAAATCTAGTAACAAAATCATCTATGCCATTACTGTGATAATGAACTTTGTATTTAGGTTTTCTTCTAGACCACCTGCCTGTAGTCCAATAATAAACATACTCCCTACCCTCTTCATTTTCTATGTAAATCAATGATGCAGGTAAATTTATACAATATTCAATCTCTTTTTCTTTGAGATAATTTTCAACAAACTCTAAACTTTCGTTTGTATCTTTTCTAAATACTGCATCTCCTTTAGAATTAGTTCTAACATATTTCCATTTGCCCATAATTTAATCTCTCCTAAACTCTATTATAACCCATGCTATGAACATAGGTATGAATGTTATAATATAGACTATCCAAACTAACAAGGAATAAACATTGTGCTTTTTTGAATAGTCCTTCCAAGATAATAATATCATATCATCTTCCTTTTGTTGTTGTTTTGTTTTAGTCATACAACTATAACTCTTGTGTCCAATAATTATATAAATCATTGATTGTTTTATCGTCTGCTTTTTTAATCCACTTCCAAGAATTGTTTGCTAACTTTTCTTGTTCAACAATAAATTTAATTTTATCTTCTTTTGTTATCATAATCCTACTCCAAAGTATCCAAATATAAATGCTACTGAACTAGCACCTAGTATTAACCAAATTAAATCTTCATTATTCATGTTCTCCCCCTTTGTCATTGTTATCTAACTCAAATCTTTTGCCATTGTAATATATAGCACGACTACGACTAGGTGTATGATATCCTTTTTGTATAAAGAAGTTTGGCTTTCTCTTTGCAGTTTCAAATGTTGCAACTGTTATTACTACTGCACCCAATATGAATACATGAGCAACTGCAGTTATACCAAACATCCACATACTACCAAAATACATAGAGAATGCAATACACCACATCCATGCTAACACTTGCATAACCATATGCCTAGTGTTTAAGTCAGGTATATGTCGCAAGGGATTGTATTCATAGTTCATGACAGATTGCCATGCATCATGTATTAATTTAATCATGTGTCCACTCCTCTTGTTTACAAAACAAATCTATACCAAAGTCATAACCTTGATTATAATAATGGTGTGATTTTTTCTCATCTCTTGTGCCATGTATCATAG